ATTCCGCTTGCTGCGTCTTTTTCGTCAATGATTAATTCAATTACTTGCATATCTATTCAACTTTTAATTGTTACAATGTTGCGTTTTCAATTCGGTTTCTATCTAAACTCTGAGCCGTAGTTACTGAGCCACTTACCACATATGCCTGCATTGGTTGTTGCTGAAGTTGCGCCAACTGATTGATACCTGAGTTGCCGACCACGTTAAAGTTTGGAGCTTGGCTACCGCCACCGCCTACAATTGGAGAAGTGCTTGTGTCAGGTGTTCCACCTTCAAATTTAGTTCGAGCAATTTTTGCTACGTTTGCTAAACCAGTAGCCAATGCTACACCAGCTTCAATGAATTGCGCACCTGTTGCTAACTTTGCAGGGTTACCACCTGCCGTTAGAGCTGCGTTAACTGCAACGTAAGTGCTTATTACTGCATTTGCAAGGTTTGCTGCTTTACTTACTTTAAACGCTCTCTTGGCGGACTCTTCATTCTTCTGACCAAAAGTTTCTGCAAGGTCAGAGATAATTGATAGACCTGATTGAGCCATATTAATTTGAGCATCTCGCAACTCTTTGTCAGATGCTTTGATTTTATCGTTTACCTCTTTAGATGTTTCAATTCGTTTTTGGCTTAACTGATTTTCGTATTGCTCAAGCTGAATATCCAACGATTGCTTCTGCGTGTTATATTCAATTTCCGCATCTAATCGTGCTTGAGTTCCTTCTTTGTGTAGGTCAATTTGCTCTTGTAAACGTCCTAATTGTAGTTCACGCTCTTGATTTGCAATGTCTATAAGGGTTTGAAGTTTTATCTCTTCGTTTGTAATAAATTCAGCAGTTGCTTTTTGACGCTCAATAGCCAAAGTTACTTCAGATTCAGTACGAGCTTTGATAAGTTCGTCTTCTTCACGTTGTAATGCAAGGTCATTTGCTAACTGCTCAGAGCGTAAGCCTTGAATTTGAGCTAAGACTCCTTCACGATTGGCAAGAGCCTCCGTTAACGCAACTTGTGTTTCCGTGTTTTTGTTCTTGTTAGCTTCTAATTGAGCTGCTTGAATCTGCAAATCAGCCTGAGCTAACATTGCTTTTTCCTGCTTATTTAAGACCTCTAACAAATCATTATTTGCCTTGCGTCTATCTGCAATTGAATTGCGCTCCTCGTCTCTAATTTGACGGATAGATTCAGCTTGGCGGTCATACATTTCGACTAACCTACCTTGTTGAGCTGCTGCAATTGCTGCGTTGTTTCTCGCATCTACTAATGCACCTGCTTGCTCATAAGCTGCCTTAATAGAAATCTTACCTATTTGCTCTACACCCTTAACACCCAAAGTAACTACCTCTCCAACAGCCTCGCCAAAGTTATTGTAAATGTCCTTGCCTGACTTTATTGCATCCTCTCCAACTTCTTTTAAGTCCTTTTGTGTTTGCTTAATGTTCTTGCGGAGTTGCTTGATAGTCTCAGGGTCTTTGTCTCCAAAAAAAGATTTTTCCCAAGCTAACTGAAGTTCTTGTAGTCCTAATTTTAAACCAAAAAAGGCAGCTTTGAATGGAGTTAATACAAGGTTGAGCAAACCGCCCATAACTTTGCCTAACGCATTGAATCCGCCTGTTGCAGCGTATGCCGCTTTGACTGCTTGAGAAATTGCTCCTACTGTTTGATTAAATAGAATTGATAGCGTTTCCATTACTACGGAGAACCCACGAGCAGTTTCTTCATTGCTTTCAAATGCTGATTTAAGACCTGCTAAAGCACCAATGATAAGTCCAATACCTGAAGCCTTTAATGCAGTACCTAATCCTTTTACTGCACCTCCAATTTTTTTAAAGCCACTTGTTGCACCATCAGTAGCGGAGTCTGCACGTTTTACGGCAGAGTTTAGTTCCTTTATCTTGTCGGTAGAGTCCTCAATGTTATCAGCAAGTTTACCAAAGTCTTTTGCTGCATCGTCTGCATTACTTTCTACGTCAATTTTAATCTTTCTTGTTTCCGCCATTTGTATTACGTTTAAGTTGTTTGATTGCTTTCTTTAAAGACGTGTGCAGCTTGTATTTTCCTTTGGCAATGTCTATCTCCTCACTTATGCCGTAGTGGTCATCAAGTTGGAGCATTGTTATTATCTTTTGTATCATTGTACCACTATAAAAATGTTATTATTAGTCCGTGTTCCATTAGCGTAAGTAAACGCTACATCTATCGTGTACACGTTACCGCTTGTCAAAGCTCCTGTTGTGATAGTCACGTTTTGACTTGAAGTTAAAGTTGTTTGACTTAAAACTATGTCTGAAGCTGAAGGAGTAAGCAAAGCACTAATGCCTCCGTTGGGAATGTTAATAGCCGTAGATGCTGAGCCACCAGACGCAGGAATATTTATGAACGGAACTGTGTTAATCATTGGTCTGAAATCCAAATAAAGCGAGAACTGAACTTCTCCTGTAGTTAGGTTCGTGTTCATATCGTTGATGATGTATCGCTTGTCTCTGATAATTAGCCTATCGTTTAGCTTGAGGTTTGTGAGCACTCCAACAGGTAGAAATGTCTTTACATTGATTAGCCTTTGCTTGAGGTTGTAAAGATTATATAAGTATGAAAAATAATACTGAGCGAATAGCGTTTGCTCAATCGGTATGTCTAAAAGCGTTGATGTATCAGGCGCAAAGTTTAAAGTCAAGTCCGTGTTATTGTATCTCAAGTCCTGCCCAAATGGAATGTAACTTGTTATCGTAGAATGACCTCCACCATCATTGGCAAACTTAAAGTTGGTATCCTGTAATTCATAAGTGTACAATAAAACAGGCTTTGGAATATATGGAGCAAACTCCGAGTTAAGCGAGTAACCCAACTGAAGGTTTTGCGTTCCGTTGAATTTAGATTGTAGCAGGTTCTCGAAAGGCAGCTCAACTGTAAATTCTCCTCCATCATAATTGTACTGATAAGTTGTATCTCCGTAGCTGCGGTTGAAGGTTTGGCTAAAGAATTTATTGAGCATACAATCGCTATCTGCAAACTTGAATTGAATCTTTTTGTAAAGTGGCATACGAGCAACATCAATAGAAGCAATGTCCGTGTTTTCGGTGATGTCTACAATCGCTCCCTGCCCGTACCAATCATCCAAAGGAGCAACGTCATAAACATTAACATCCGAACTAACGCAAACCATATTAAAAGTCTTTAGGATTCCTGAGAAGAAATCTGCTACCTTCATTTTTGGAGCATTAGCCGATAAATTGATATTTGCGTTAAAAATAATGTTGGCACAAGTGATGTCAATGTAATCAGTTACAAGAGTTAAAGGAACACCAGAGCCAAAATAACTTACGTTATACCTTACGTTGAATGCAATTGAGTTAGGCGCATCGCTACGAAGTTTAAACGAGTAAGTCGAATCTAAACCTGAATTGTTAAAAACTAAAGCCAGTTGATAAGACGCAACTCCTGAGCCTTGTATTGAATTGAATAAGTTTCCGTTTTGATATACGTCAATGAAATAATCGTCAGGGTTAACGGATGAGGTAACGTTTAAATTGATGACGTGAGAAACAACGTTTGGAATATAGTCAACCTGAATTTCGTTAGTTGTTAAATCAACCTTATTTGTCAAATTGTAAGTTGTAAACGTAGGAGTAACCGCAGTCATATTTACGTCATAGGACTCCGATGTTTTAATCAGCGTCTCAGTTGACTTGTACCATAAAAACAAATCAGTAAATCTACTATCGCTTAAAAACGTTCCGTTAAAAGTTATTCCGTATTTAGCCTCAATCAAATCAAAGATTTTAGCCACTCGCAAAGCAGGGAATAATTCGTTTTTATTTATCGCTCCTGAATTGGTATGTATGTCGTTATTGGTTATCGTTGATGTTAACCAGTTAGGAAAAGGAACATTTACAGGAGTTGATTGATACTCCCAAATTCTATTTGAAGTAATCAAAGGCCATTTAACGTCATCCATAATAGTTCCGTCAATCCTGCTAATAATTTCAGGGCTGCTGAACTTGTGAGTGAGTGCCGTGTAATCTAAATCAGAAAGCAAGTCCTCGCCAAAGTAATCTTTTAGCGTTCTGCCATCTCCGTAGAATGTTACCGTGTAGCTTTCAGGGCGTCCGTTTTTTAGGTTCGCCTTTTCTACTTGCAATTTACCTCTCCTAAAGAAAGTCAAGTCAATCTCAATAAACGAATCTAAGCGCAGGTTATAATCAATCAATGCGTTTACATCTGACTGATAGAAATGTTGCAGGATTCGGTTGTTATGGTCGTTAGCAGGTATTGTAAAGCTCTGCGAAAAGTCCGTAAAGGTTTTGCTAATGTCTTGTACGTTTTGTACTGTACTTGTTAGGTTGATTGTTTCGTCATTGAATAGCTCTAATCTCTCCGAGTTTTTATAGTACCCAAATAAGCCACCCAACGAGTTGAGATAATTAACCATACATTCTCCAGACTCGCATACGCCTCCTGCATTGGTAACGTTCTGAAAGAAGTTATTTACAACCGATGTTGTTGTGTTTTGGTAGCGTGTTGTGCCAACGTATAAGTGAACCTCTCTGCTCATTACATTACCGAGTTAATAACGTCATATGCAAATTCAAACTCCATCTCGTAATTGATTAGATTCGAGTTTATGGATTTCTTTAAGTCCATTGACTTCGTGTTTAGCTTGGCTGCAGTTTCGTTTACAAGTATCTTCTCGCTCAACATTAGCTGCTTGATTTTTTCCTTGAAGCTCTCGTCTACCCAGTCCGTGTTAACTCTGATTGTTTGCTTTCCGTTTGCGTTAAACACTTCTCTTTGTCCTTCCGTTAGTAGGTAGTTAGGGAACGTGCTTTGCATTAGGTTATACTCCGTGTTTTCAACGTTCAAGGTATCGTAGCTTGCTTTGAAAAACCACTCCCTTTGCCACGCTCCGTATTTATTTACAAAGTCAATCTGAACTGGAGTGTATTTACATTCGGTTTTAGGGTAAACATTGGAAGTCCATAATACTGCGTTTGCTGAATTTAAAAACTCAACCTTATTGCCTACTGCTTCCCATCCTGCGTAAACTCGTCTAACGTCTCTTACTGCGTTTGTAGATAGTGTTATTGTCTGAGTTGCTGCCGTGCTATAATTCGTGTATTTAACTTTGGCTACATTGCCACCTGTGTAAGCTGTAAACCATCCAACGTTGTTTATAGGGTTGTAATAGTAATTCGTGTTATCGGAAAAGACATCAAATAAAACAGGGTTGCTGCCTTGTGCGTAATATCCAAATCCGTTGAAACCTAAGCCTGAAACATCAGAACCAACTTGAGCAAATGCGTTGCCGATTCTCTTGTATTTTCTATATAAGAAATTGACGTACTGATTTGTTGGAGTAGCTGCCGTTGATGCAGGTTGCGTTTGTAGATTATCGTGGTCTATAAACTCGCTGATGTGTGGAGATAAATCGTAGTAAGTTGCAGGAGCATTAGTCGCAGCAATTAACTTGCTTAAAGTGTACTGAGGTGCGCTTGGCATTGAACCTGTATTCCACAAGTAAAGTTCAATCTTGGTTTCTACTTGCCCTGTTTCGTTTATTTCTACGATGTACGGACTCCTTGTAAATATGTTAGCCATTGTTTTGTATTTGGTCTATTTGTTGGTTAAATAATTTTAGTGCATCTAATCCGTATTTTTCTACCAGCTCTTCAGGTAGTTGCTTATATGCTGCTTCAAAAGGTTTAGTAAAAAACAGGCTCGGTTTAATGCCGTTCATAAACACGCTGCGAGCAATTGCAAATGACAATCCTTTTCTGCTTTTAAACTTACCCTTGTCTCTTGGTGCTAATCCTTTTCTAACTATCCATTTGTCAAAAGCCTTTGGAGGAGGCATCTTGGATTTATATGAGTAAGGAGTATTGTACTTTTTTTTCTTACCTGAAACCCCTGCGTCTTGAAAGATTCCGTAGTCTTCCATTTTAAACTCAATTGAAATAGAGTTAGGCATCGTCTTTACATTGCCTTTAATTGATTGATAGAGCTTCTTAGACGAGTTCTTTTTAAGCCTCGAAAGGTTGCGCCTTGACTGACTAACAACGTAGTCTTTAAAGCGTTCTAATTCCTTTTGAACCTCCGTGTTTTGCATCAGCAGATTGTTACCTCGTTAGGGATAAGAATGTCAAGTGTCATTGTCCAGCCTGCCATAAAGTTTTCAAAACGCTCAGTAAACGGCTCACAAGTAGGATTGCCGTCAACAACGTACTTATCATCCCACAAATTACCGTGCAACATAAGCGCATAGGCTCGATTTAAGACCTCCAATTGAGTGTTGAGTACATCTTGCTCATTTGAGTTGCCTCTGAACACGTCAGTCGTTGCTTTCTTACTGATGTCAACGATGTCCATAGCTATTAAAGAGACGTTGAAACGCACTACGTTCACTTCGAATGATGCGTTGTTAATCATCATATGTACAAGCGGAAAGATTGTTTGCTTGTTTAAATCCACCTCAAAGATATCGCCTTCCGTTACTGTGTTCACAATAGGGTCAGCAATAAAATGGTCTTTAAGTTTGGTTGTTATGTCATAAAATCCCTTCATCGTCTTAGTTGTCTTTGGAGTTGTCTGTGTTCAATTTCGTTTTTTTGCTTCTCGAAGGTGAGATAGGTGAGACACCGAGTAAGTCTTGATTTGGTAATCTCGTCAAACTTAGTGATATCTCCTTTAGCGATTGCATAAAGGCTTTGATACCATCCCCATCGTTTTGCAAATTGAGTTGTTTCGCTAAAGTCTGCGATAGGTTCTTCTGCTTCTTCATCTCCGTCTCCAAATAGTTCAGGGTAGCTTGAAGTAAGTCGCTTTCTAAAGTCCAAAAAAAAACAGATGCTGCAATACAAACGTCTAATGGTGCAAACTTCATTAGCTCTTGCATATCGATGTTTGGGTCGTAGTCTTTGATTTCGTATTTATCTCCTTTTCGTGTTTTGATAGGTCGGTATAAAACAGCCATTGCCTTGTGGAAGTTATCCCAACTCTGCAAATGAGAGTCTAAATCTACATACTCGCCAAAGCTGATTTCTTCAAGTTCTGGAATAAATCCAAACTCAATATCTCCAATCTTAAAAGTCGGAGTAAATTTAGGAGTCTGACTAAAAAGCGTAGTGAAATGTGCTATCAATTCATTCAAGGAAGTCAGCTTAATCTTAGCCACTTCAATCAATCTTATTCCGCAGAATATCTCTACCATCTTCTGAGCTACAAACTCTTCGTCTGAGGAGTTATTTTGCACCTTTAGAAAGTCCTGATAATGCTTTAACGGGATTTCGTTTAATGTTGATGGTACGTTTATTTGTACTTCCATAATTATTTAACTTGTGATTCGTCTTTTTGTAACACATAGGCATAAGCCTGAGCCAACATCTGAGAGTGTCTTCTAACGTTGAACACGTCATTGAACACAATGTGTACTTTTCTGCCTGTTTTATCTTTGATGTACTGCTCAACTACCGCCTTCATTTTAGGCAGCTCATCGGATGTTGTATTGTCCATAGTTTGATTTTAAGCCGAGTGCTTCCATCTCGTGGTATCTTAGTGCATCAATAGCGTGATTATAGTGGTCTATCGGTTTTCTCATACGTTGACCTTGCTTGTCAGTATCCCAACAATAGGAGCGGAGTTCTTTGATGAGGTTCGTGCTTTGCTTGGTTACTAAGTAATCCTGCCTTTGCATTACGTCAATCCCGTAATTAATTGAGTCAGCTCCCTTTGTTACTCCTTTGATTGTTTTGCCTTGACGTCTTATCTCTTCGATTGATTTAGGCTCTGAGCTATCAGCGTATATAGTGACGCTTGACGGAAGTATCTTAGCGATGTCTGAGTTCACCATACCTGTGCGGTAAACAAGTTCGTTTACTATCCGTGTTCCGTTATAATTGTAAATCTCAATTGCTGCAGTAGGGTCATTCGTGTATCCAAAGTCCAAACCTATTCCTATGAGCTTTGCTTCTTTTGGTATTGTGTCTATTTCTTTCCAATTGTTGAAGACCACTCCCTCAAGACTACCCACCTCACCAAGACCATAGACTCGCCACCAATTCGCCCAATAAGATGAAGTTGCTGCTTTGTCACGATTTTTTTCAATTTGTGTGACAATACTTTCGTCTAAAGCCTCGTTGTCTTTGTACGTTAAGATAATAAAGTCCGTGTCTGGTTCGTCTTTTAGTTCCTTGTGTACCCAAAACTCATTCGCAGGATTGAAGTCTAAGTAGACCTCTCGCTTGGTACGAATTGCAAGCTCATTGTAAGCCTCAAAGGTTACGTTGTTACACTCGTTAATGTACAGGATGTCACGTCTCGCACCACGCAGTTTAGACGCATCATCTGCTGAGAAGAACTCTATAGATGAGCCGTTAGCAAAATCATATCTAAGCAAAGTATTGTTAAACCTATCGTCAAAGTAGCGATTAGTCCAACGCATTATCTTTAGGAAGTCTTTTAGCGCACCCCTACGCAAGTGAGGTATCGTCTCAGCCACTACGGAGACTTCTAAGCCATTTTCTTTAGCGCACTTGTCTATCAGTATCGGAAGGATGCCAAACGTCTTACCTGCGGAAGTTCCGCCTTGAATGATTTTAATCCGTCTTTTTAAGGATAGGATTTTATTTATCGAGGTAGTTCTCTTGAACATCTATTGCTTTTGTGTCTTCAGGGAATAACGGCATCTCCATTGTTACAGTCGTTTCAGTCTTCTCTGATAGTCCGTTTAAACGTTGTGTAATTGACGCATTGTATTGACCTACCATACCTCCGTTGATTTGGTCAGTTCTGATTTCTCGCTTTATATATGAGCAGATAGGTAAAAAATCTGCGTAAGCGTCTGCTATGTTCTTAAAATACTGCTCGATGAAAAAGCCTTTTTTCTGATAGATGTAAACTTCAAATCCGTCAAGTGATAGCGGTACTTCAAGTGGTTCTGCTACCATCTCTCCGCTTCTTTGGTTGAGTGTGTACTTGTATCTTGGATTGTCTTTTACATAGGTTTTGTACTCCTTGAATAGGTTGTACATATCTTCTGGAGTTTCAACGTTTCTTGGTCTTCCTACTTTTGCCATTTTCTATTTCGTGTTTTTGTAGTTGTTCTCTGCATATTGCATATCGCTGGTCTTGGTCATACTCTCTGACCATTGTGTCATCCATCATACATCTTTGGATGAACTCATTGTTCTGCTCTTTAGGTAGTGGTTTCGGAATAGGCATCGTATACTTTTTTAAGTTGGTTTACAATATCTCTAAAGCAAGAAGCGCAAGAGGATGGTTCT